AATGCACGAAATGCCAGAGCTTAACCCCGGGACGCTCCCCGTAGGGTTGAGTTTTTTGCCGGAGAGCGAAGGGGTGAGACACCTTCGAAGTTTGGATATGGATAAAATTGATAATTTTGCAGCGGCGAGAATGGCGGCCCAGCGGACGATCGAGCATTATAGGGAAAAGGGATTGAAGACCGACGAGGATGTCTATGCATTGACGAAATGCGGCCTCCTGGGAACGAAAATTGGGACACGGCGAAACTGCAAATTTGACGATCATGTGGCGCCTTTTAAATTTGTGGCGGACGTTTTACTCCAGCGGGAGAATAAAGGGATTGTGTGGGCGAACCGATCGGGATCCAAAAGTTATTTTGCGGGGATGGTAACTTGGATTCAGGCCTCATTTTTACCAAAATTGGAGGTCACTATTTTGGGAGGATCCCGGGAACAGGCGGAGAAAAGCTATAAAGCCATGAATGACTTCTGGGAAATCAGCCAATTCAAGGAAAAATATTTAAAGGAAGAGCCCTTATTGGCCCGAACGACATGGAGATGGGGATCCTCCGTCCAGGTTCTGGCAGCTTCCACGAAATCCGTGAGGGGCCCGCATCCGCAATGGCTGGTGATGGATGAAATCGACGAAATGGAGAAAGAGGTTTATGAGAGCGCATTGAGCCAGCCGCAACAGAAGCACGGGATCCCGGCATCATTATGGCGATTATCGACAAATCACCGCCTGATGGGGATTATGGATAATTTGGTTATGAAGGCCCAGGAGGAAGGAAGCCCCAAAATTTACAAATGGTGTATTTGGGAATGTCTCGAGAGCTGCCGGGATTATCGCTGCAGCACCTGCAAATTGAGCGCCTGGTGTCCCGGGGAGCACATGAAACAGGCCGACGGATATTATATGATTGAGGATTTTCTGGATAAATTATCAGAATTATCAATGCGCAGCATCCAACTCGAGTGGTTTTGCGAGAAGGTTGGGGCCCAGGAATTAGTTTATGGGGGATTTTTTGACGAAGACAGGCACATGCCCCCCGATTGTCCCGGGATTGACACCGGGAGACCGGCCGTAATATCCCTGGATTTTGGAGGATCGAACCCTTTCTCGGTGGGATGGTGGCAAAAATTTCCGAAATGGGGGTGGGTGAGAGTCGACGAAATTTACCAGGCCCACACGACAAACGCCAAAATTATAGAAAAAGCCAAGAAACACCCGCTGTGGAAGAAATGCCAGGAAGGGGTCTGCGACCCATCACGCAACGATTCAAGAAGAGAATGGCGGGAGTCCGGAATCGTGATGCGAAAGGGCAATAATGAAGTTGACGAAGGGATCGACGCAATGAGGAACGCCCTGGATCCTGTTTTTGGAAACCCAAAGATATTTTTTAACAGGAAATGCAAGGATACGAAGCGGGAATTTTTCAGTTATGAGGAAAAAGACGGAAAGCCGGTTGATAAACACAACCACGCCATGGATGATACCCGGTATTTTGTTCGCCATTATGTCAAAAAAGGCGGCGGTCCCGGGATAAGGAGAATGTAAATGAGAACAATACTCCCGACAATAGCACTCGTGAAGGAGCCCGCCACCGGGAAATATACATTAAAAGCCTGGGTACGGCCATCGGTCGACGATGAAACGATTTGGACCGGCAGCCGGTTTTGGGGATCAGTCCTGGGCAGGAAAGGATTGATAGAAGACCCCTATTTACAAATTGAGAAAAACAGATCCTGGGTTTATATTTGTATTAGATATAATGCTTACGCCATGAGCCGCCAGCGCCTGAGACTTTTGGTGGGGAAGGAAAGACCAGGCGAGACCTTCAAATCCACAAAAACCAGGCCCATAGGAAAAGAACTCATGAAATATTATGAGTCGATTCCGGCGCTGCAGCCCTATTTGAAACAAGCAGGGGGGGGGATAGAGGAAGTATTGGACCACCCGTATCTCGATATGATGAAGAAAGTCAACCCGGTTTTGAACCAATCCGACCTCTGGATGCTGACCGAGACATATATGGGATTAACAGGAAATTGTTATTGGTGGAAAAGAACGAATCAAATGGGCGCCCCGTATCAATTATGGGTCTGGCCAACACAGAAAATCACACCCGTGAAGGGCAATTCGCTCGACAATTTTGTCGCAGGATACGTCCTGCAGGGGGCAACGGTACCAATCCCATTTTCAGCGGACAGTATTGTTCATCATAAATACCCGAATTGCGAGGATATGATTGTGGGAGCCAGCCCCATCCAGAGCCTTTCAGATCCGATCATCGTAAATGAGGATATCTATAAATACGAAAGGGCGAATTTTAAGAACATGGCACGCCCTGACGGAGTTTTATCGACCGATGAGGAACTCACAGACAAGCAGTTTAAGCGGATAAAAAAAGAATGGAAGCAAAATTATAGCGGGGCGGAGAGAGCGGGGCAAATGGCAATCCTCGAGGGGGGCCTAAAATACCAACAAATCCAGTTAAGCCCCCGGGAATTGAACCATCTCGAGGGCCGGAAGATGACACGGGAGGAAATTGCAGGCGGATACGGGGTACCGATGGCGCTCCTTTCGCCCGATAAAGTGAATTTGGCCAACGCCAAAATCGCATATTCCCAATATATGAGAGACACAATCGACCCCAAATGCCGGTTATATGAGCAGAAAATCAACGAACAATTAATGGTAGATTATAACGACCCCCGGATTTTTACCGCATTTGACCCCTGCATCCCGGAAGATAAGGACTTCGCTTTAAAAGAAATGGACATGCACCTCAAACACGGGTACTCCGTAATCAATGAATTGAGGACCCGGGACGGCCTGGCGGCGCATGCAGGATGGGGAGACCGGCCAATTCTACCGCAGAACATGATTGAATTTACGGGATTTCCGGTCGTATCCGGACAGCCAGCCCCTAAGCCTCTCAAAATCGCAGAGAGAGGAAACGGGAATGTCCTCGAAGATGAGGCAGCGGAGAAGATTGCAGAGGCGATTTTTAATAAATTAATGAAATGATAGCCACAGGACAGATCCGGAGGATAGCCGACAAGGCGCATGACGCCCTTATGCGGCGGATAGCCATCCAGGTAATAGCAGAAAAAGTATCGATATTTATTATTGCGAGACAAAACGGGGGGGGATTTGGCCCCGCATTTGAGGTCCAGCAGCAGCAATTCCTGGATGCCAACGAAGAACACCTCGAAAGATACCAGCTATATATCACGGGAGAGATCAATTCCTGGCTTGAAGAGACCACGGAGAACATGAAAAACACCCCAGCGAGGGCCTGGGACTACGCCAGGAACCGGCCGCAGCCCCCAAAAAAGGGCAGGAAAGACTTCGATGCCGATAAATGGCTATTTGATATAAATAAAGCCAGGACAAAACTGGCGGCCGACAACCCATATTACCTCGAACCGCCCATGGTTGGCGGCGGAGAAGCGGGATTGAACGCCGTGGGGATGGGCCAGAGTTTCAACGTAGGCGATCCCCTGGCAATCCAATGGATGGCAACCCACAGCAAAAACAGCGCTTGGAAGGTTACCCAGACATTCCACAGTAAAATGAAGGATATTTTAAAAAGAGGCCTCGGATTTGGGCTATCAATCCCGGAAATGAGAGACAATCTTTTGAATTATATCCATGGGATCTCGGCAGCGAGGGCCGAATTGATAGCCAGAACCGAAGTTTTAAAGGCCTCGAATTTGGGATATTGGAGGGGGATGGTTCAGAGTGGGGTTGTTGAGGGGAAGCAATGGCTGGCCACAGCCGACCGGGACACCTGCCCGCATTGTGCGAAAATGGACGGGGCCACAATGCCGCTCGAGAAGCCATTTTTTAAGCTCGGGGACAGCCTGCGGCCGCCGATGATAGACCCGGAGTGGGGGAATTGGGTCGATGGTTCAGGGAATTGGGTCGAGACCGAGGGGGAGGCAGCCACCGCCCAAGAAATGAAATTTGATTATGAGGAAATAATGTACCCCCCGCTTCACCCGGATTGCCGATGCACGCTTTTGGCCATTTTAAAAGAGGCGCATGTCACGGCCCATGCGAAGCCCAGAGCGACCCGGGGCCATTCCCTTAAGCTCCTCGGGGATTATGAGGGAGCGATTAAACAGATGCGTGGGGATTATTTAAAATATTACGGTGAAAATTTATCAAGAGAAGAGGCCTGGGAATATTACAAGGCTATTTTCAGTTTTACAAAGAACGGCGACGAAATGATACGTTATGCCCAGATGGGATTAAAAGACAAATTTCCAATGAGCGTATGGTTCCCTGGAGGCGTGAAAGAATTTACCTACAAAGAAGCCCTGGCCCTGTCCAATAAAGTGGAAAATTATTTACATTGGGCCCCAAAATGGCAAAAACAACACCATTTATACCGAGGCATGCGGGCCGGAGAGGAAGGGACTTTGAATTATACCGATGAATTGGTCGCCAAGATTAAAAACAAAACGATCAAAACAGGCGATACCATAAAAATGGATACCACCAGCCATTGGTCAAGCGAATGGATGACAGCAGATGAATTTGACGGCCTTGGAGCAGCAGGAAGCAAGAAATCGGGCATAATATATGAGCTGCAGGGCGGGGCCAATAAATCCTCATCCATAAGCCATATGAGCCATTTTGCAGAAGAGGCGGAAGTGGCGGTTTCGAAAGACACGATTTATAAAATTACAAAAATCCAAGATCTTGGCGAACATTTTAAAATCACATTAAAAGAGGTAATAGTTTCATGAGCGAAGAGCCGAAACGGACCGCAGCTTATATCAGAACACGCTCAAAATTGGACGCAATGGCGACCAGGATTTGGGATAAAGATGGAAATCTTGCCTTCGATGGGCGGGATTTATATAGAAAATTCAAAAAACCCCCAAAGGAGGGATAGGACAATGAAAGAATTTATGACACAACGGCTTAAAATAAGTGACGTTCAGGTCCCGTACCAGGGAGCCCTTGAACAGACCGTAGCCGATTTATTGAAAAGCCTAAGTAACGAACTCCGCAGCAAATCAGATATTGAATTCATCCGGAAGTTTTACGCATGGCCAAAGGCGAAAACCGAAGGCCTCACCGAAGGCCAAATCCGTCATATTATTACCAGCGCCGCTCTCGATCGAGACCATGAAATAATGAAGCCAAAGGGAATGGTGAGGAAGCATTATAAAGATAATCGCATGGTTTTATGGAGCCATGGCCACCGGGATCCCGACGACATTATTGCGAAAAATGTTTCTCTTAAGATGGAAGACGAAAAATGGTGGGCGATAACAGAATTTGCAATGGAGGAAATACGGGCCAGCCAAATATATCGGCTTTATAAAGGCGGGTTTTTGAACGCCTGGTCGGTAGGATTTATTCCCATAGCGGGGACAAAGCCAAAACCGGAAGACGGCGGGGTAGCAGAGGGGACATGGAAAGCAGATGAAGGCCAAATCCGGTATATTCACGACAAATGGGAACTGCTGGAATACAGCGCCGTGGCCATCCCTTCAAACCGGGAGGCCATGACGGCACAGGTTGCGAAGGAATTCCAGATTGATGATGAACTTTTAAAGCAATTGGTAATTTCTTTTGAAGAGATCATCGAGGGCCTACCGGGAAACACGGTTATATTCGATCTTAAAGAGGAGACAAATGAAGAAAAAAAAGAGGGCAAAGGCGCAGCGGAGAAAAAGGATGGTACAGAAGGAAAAGAGGAAGGATTTGAAGAAATCAGCCCTGGCGAGGAATTCATATTATGGGCAGACTACCTCTGCGAAGACGGATTGACAAAAGGATGCCTAACCTGCGAATCAATGCCGGATGATTTAAAGCAGATTATTGAGACAGACGAAATCCAAACACCCGATGAAATCAAGGAAATTGCCCAGTGGCTATGCGACCGGGCATATGAGGACGGCGAGAAAATCGAGGATGAAGTCGTAACCAAACCGCTACCAAACACCCATTCCTGCAGGGTTAAAGATCCAAAGAAATTTACACCAGGCAGCTTCCGGACGATCCAGAGAGACCTGGATGGGAAACCTTTCAGCATCATAATTGGGCGCCTGAAGGGAAAGACAAAAACCACGACACAGGGATATAGGTATCCGAAGAAAAACTGGACAGCCGCCCAGGCCAAGGCGCATTGCAATAGCCACGACGGCATAAAATTTGAAGCTGCAAAAGACACAGACCTGATCGTTACCCGGGAATTATTTGAAGATATGAGCGAAAATATTAAAAAATTGAGAGAAGACCTGGAAGCGAAAACCGGCCGGACTTTGAGCGCTCAGACCCGGGCCCACATAACGGATTGTGTCGGCGCAATTTCCGATGCCAGTACAGCCATGAAAGCCGCAGCCAAAAAGCTCTCCCAGCTTTTGACATTGACAGACAAGCCACCGGATCCCGAAGAGGAAAGAATTGTTATTGTTGATGAAGAAAAGGAAGAAAAAGAAAAAATTCTTTTGACGATTGACAAAGAACCTGTTACAAAAGAAGAAGATGATAAGGATGAGCCCGTGAAAATCAGCCTCCAAAAACCTAACCCAGCCACGAAAGACCAGATAATCGGCGCAATCAAAACCGTTTTGGCCGAGCTTGATTTGGGGGGAGAATTGCAGGCCATCATCGATAAGAAAAAAGGGAAGATAGTTTGAAGGAAACAAGTCGACCACATAATGCGGTCGATTTTTCTGCACTTTTTGGGCAGATATAAATCATCGTTCACGCTGAAAAGCGGGCGGATGAAAAGTAAGGCCGCCGGA